ATCGGCTACGTTCTTGACGATAAGAGCTTGAAGGGTTCCCCAACGGATTGGGCGCACGCAGCTATAGCGCTTTACCATCGTTCGCAAGCTGATCGGATAGTGGTTGAAGCTAACCAAGGTGGGGATATGGTACGGCATACCTTGATGACGGTAGAATCCCAGATTCCAATAAAGATGGTCCACGCAACGAGGGGAAAACGTATTCGTGCTGAACCAGTTTCGGCTCTTTACGAGCAGGGTAAAGTCAAACATGTAGGCGCTTTTCCACAGCTTGAGGACCAAATGTGTTCGTGGACTATTGATGCTCCTTCCCCAGACCGATTAGATGCGCTAGTATGGGCTGTGACAGAATTGTTAGTAGGTAGTAGACTTCCACCAGCGGTAGTTCCCTTTGGCGCTACCCGGCAGAGTCCTTGGGAGATTAATTAATGAGTGACGTAGAAAAACAACGACCAACGTCTACAGATTTCATGGAGATCGGTTCATCGGGATTAGTTCAATACGGTGGGCGAGTCGAAGAAGATTTCCTACGGCAACTCCAAGGCAAACGTGGCTACGCTATCTATCGGGAAATGTCCGAGAACCACGCTGTCATTGGGGGGATACTCCACTCAATTGAAATGCTTTTCCGGTCTGTTGATTGGAGTGTAGAGCCGTCGGACCCGGCGAACCAACGAGCGGTAGAAGAAGCAGAGTTCGTTGCTGGCTGTATGAACGATATGTCAATAAGTTGGCAAGACACCATCAGCAATGTCCTCACCATGCTCGTTTACGGTTTCAGTTTCAACGAGATAGTTTACAAGCGTAGGAACGGATTAAGCGAGGACGGCGAATCCTCAGCCTTTAATGATGGGCGGATAGGCTGGCGAAAATTACCGCTACGCTCCCAAGACACCGTGTACGAATGGGGATTTGATGAGAATGGCGGTATCGAATCCATGACTCAGATGAACCCGATAGCTGGGACAGGGCCAGTTACTATACCGATAACTAAAGCTCTCCTCTTTAGGACTAGCACGAAACTCAACAACCCAAGAGGGCGAAGTGTCCTACGCTCCGCATATACTTCTTGGTACTACCAGAAACGAATTCAAACGATAGAAGCTATCGGAATTGAAAGAGATTTAGCAGGTCTACCTGTTGCTTTCGTTCCTCCGCAGTTGCTTTCCGATAATGCCACAGCGCAGGAAACCGCTGCCCTGAACGAGATTAAACGTATTGTCCGTAATATTCGGCGAGACGAGCAGGAAGGGTTGGTGTTCCCTCTCGCATACGACCCCGAGACCAAACAGAAAGCCTACGACATTCAACTGCTGACGAGCGGTGGTCGTAGGCAATTTGACACCAATGAGATAATCACACGGTACGACCAAAGGATTGCGATGTCAATGCTCGCCGATTTCATAATGCTCGGCCATGAGAAAATAGGAACGCAGGCGCTCTCCGTTTCTAAGATTGAATTATTCATGGATTCAATAGAGGCATGGCTAACCGGAATCGCTGACGTTTTCACCAACTACGGTATTCCACGGCTGATGCGGTTGAATGGAATACCCGAAGAACTGTTCCCCAAACTCAACTACTCCGCACCTCGTGACCCTGACATCGGCGTTATCGGAGAATACGTTGGGAAGCTCACCTCCGCAGGGGCGATGCTACCTGATGGCGAGCTATCAAATTACCTTCGCCAGCTGGCAGGGTTACCAACCGAAGAAGCCGAAATGGTCTAAATGGCGAAGTTGGTATCGGTTCAATGGGTCCAGAAACAACGTGGGGATAACCACTACCCAGAAGTCAGGCCAGTTGATTCAGACGCATTAGATTCAACGGAAAGAAAAATCTACCGCACAACTCTCGCCGGGGTTTCCGCGATACCGCTAGACACCTACCGAAGAATTATCAGGGGAATCCTAGACCCTGATGAGGTCGTCAATGACTTGATGGTGAGGCATTTGCTAACCGATATGGAGGAAGTGGCGAAAGCTATCTTTGAGGGTTATGTACAAGGAGCGAGGGAAATGGCCCACTTGTTGAGAATCGCCCTGAACAAAGAGCTACGCCGACTACGATCAGACCTGCAACTCGTTGGGTTTAACGAAATCGGCAAAGCTAGAGTCGTTGGAATGTACGAGCCGTGGGATTGGGGCGACCCAACTATCCCAGCAGTCAGCTTGTTTGACCAGCAACCAGACAGTATGCCGGGCAAGGTATACGCTCGGATTCGAGCAAATGACATTTTCAGTTCAATCACTGACGACGTAAACGCAAACATTCGAGAGATAGTCGCCCAAGGCTTCACGGCCCAACAAACGTTTGCGACTGGGCGCACGGTTACTGGGCTTACACCTCAACAAACTGCCCAAAGGCTCTATCTCATCCTTCAGGAAACCTCGCCAGTGCCGATAACAGGGCTAGACTACGCTGAATATGTAGCTCCGCACACGAATGGGCTTTTCCCCAGATGGGCGAAGGCTGTGGATAGGTCCATGAACACTTACGCCCGAAGTCTTGCCCAGCGTGGAATCAACGATAGGGAAATTAAGGAACGCACGTCAAAGCACGGCGAGAGGTACGGCAACAAATTGCGCCGGGCGAGAGCCAGAATGATTGCCCGAACTGAAATTGCCTTCGCCCAGAATAGGGGAATGATGGACACATTATGGCAGGCTCAAGATCAAGGAATAATGGGGCAGTCCGCTCTTAAAGAATGGGTAACTGGACCCTTTGATGTTTGCGACCTTTGTACGCCTATGGGGGGAAAGAAACAACCCTTGCGAGGGAGATTCACCCTACCCAATGGGCGAACGCTGGACTACCCACCTGCCCACCCTAATTGCCGGTGCTTTATATTGCCAGTTCCTGAGCTGGTGGACGCTCCCCGGCGTTTCGGCAGCAACACCCTTGAGGACCCTTACCGTTACCAGTTCAGTGACGGTTTCATCATCACCACTAGCGCAGGGAACGTACTTCCTGTACCTGTTGGTTGATCAGACAGTCCACTCAATGCCGATGTAAGGCACTTCCTTTTCGCTTTTGGGCTGCAAATCCTGAACCCCATTAGCTTTGAGCGCTTGGCGCAACTCGGTTTTGGCATCGTGGCCGAACGCCATTCCAACGATATGGATATAGATTTGGCAGAACTGCCAGCCGTGACCCATGTGGTATGATTTTGTCGGCGCACCGTTTTCGTTCCAGTCTATGACGTGGGCGAGTTCGTGGAGGATAACCCATTTTTGCCTTGCCCAGTGGCAGAGAGTAATCATATCTTTGGTGGCGGCACCATTCTTCTTCGCTGGGTAGATTCTTAAACCTCTAGGTCGGTAGCTTGTAGCGAGCTTATCGCCTTTCCAAGATTTCTTGAGTTCGTAGACATCAGGCGACCTGATTCCGGAAACCACAGCCTTTTCTTCAGCGTATTCGCTTGTAGACATTACCTGAGGGTCGCCACCTCCGGCGATACCGCCCAGATTGTAGTAGGTAGGGTAATCCTCGTTTGTGTAGTATTCGTTTTTCCAGTTAGCCATGACAGCTTTCGGGAAAGCGATGGGGTTGAGTTCCCCATCGATCGCGAAGCGCTGGTGGGTTTTGGGGTAGCGTTTGGCGAACGATTTGCGGTTGATGAGCTTGGTGCAGTAGACCCAGACATCTTTGAGGTCGGGTAGCATTTCATCAGCACCGTATTTCGCCCAATCAACATTGCGTTCGGCAACGTAGAGCTTTCCAGCCCCAACATCATTCTTGGGATTAGCCATTATTTGAAACTCCTTGGTTTACGTTTGACTCCATGTATTCATATTACCCTAGTTAGGGGGGGTTTGCAAATCTAAACAATAATTATTTACTCCTGACAAACTCTCAAGATCGTGTATTATGGTGATTAAGTCGCAGTCGCTCTAGTAGCGCAAGTGTCCGATAGTGGCCAGACCTCTAGGTTTAGTCACGCATGCTTGGAGGTAAGATGCCAAAATATATAGTCACTGGTGGAGCATCAGGAGATGCATCAATAGAGATCGCTGGCAAGACATACGCGCCCGGCGAAGAAGTGGAAATCAAATCTTCTTCAGACTGGCTTGTAAAGCAAGGGTATGTCGTGGCCAAGAATCCAATCAAGAAGGGAGCTAAGTAATGCCAACCTTTATTCACGGTAAAACCACAGGCGTATACATTGACGAGTTTGACTTAACGAGCTATTTCACGGATAGTAGTCTTACAATCGATAACGATACTGCCGAAACCACAGCATACGGCGATACGAATAAAACGTATTTAGTAGGTTTGCGTGGAGGCTCACTTTCTTTGAACGGAATGTGGTCACAAACTACTGACGGCTCGGACGAAGAATTGCAAGCCCTATTGGGTAGCACTACTGAACCACTAATCACAGTTCGTGAGGGTTCAGCAGCTATCGGTGGGCGGGCAGTTATCGCTCAGGCAAACGAAACTAATTATTCAATCACGAGTCCACTTTCAGACGTAGCCACGATCAGCGCAGATTTTGAATGTACGACGACTGGGGTTACTAACCTGACTTTCGCTCTTGCAGGTGGGGTCCAACTCACAGCAGGCGCAAGCATCGCTCACGGTTCATTGGGCGCATTAAGTTCTGTAGATAACGCAGCTTCATCAGCTAATGGTGGCGCAGCGACTCTACACGTTCCCACTAATACCGTTAATGGGAACACAACCATCAAGGTCCAGCACTCAGCGAATGATTCAACGTGGGCTGACCTTATTACATTCACTGTTGTTGGTGCATCAACCAAGACCAGTGAAATCAAAGCAGTAACCGGAACAGTAAACCGTTACCTTCGGGCATCT